CGATCACTCAGTAGCGTGAAACGTGGTAATGATGTGCACGCTTGCAGGTTGCGTGAGCGTGCTGATCGCCACTGCGTTGCTGATCCTGGGTCGGTTGTTGAACGGTTGGTGCAGGAGCGGCTTGCCTTGGAAAAGGTTGATGGGTATTTGAGTATGCCTGGTGATCTCAAGATTGTTCGGATTGATTACAGGGGCAGAGTTGAGTGTGAGAGCCCTGGGCTTCTGGGTTTGGCTAACAATGGTGGCAAGGCCCTCACTAGGCCTGCTGCGGCAGGCTGGGGCCTCGGCTGGGCATTCTCTCCCCCTGCGGGAATGACATTAACAGAGCGCAGCACCGTGGCTTTGCGCCAGTGTGGGCAGCGAGGGCAGCTGCCGAATGTTGTTGTGAGGAATGTGTATGAGCGTTGTTTTCATGGGCGTGTCCCCGGCTGGGTTTGGCGCGCTGGGGTCGATGCTAAAGAGCGCTGGGTGTGGGAAGATATGCGCGTCGCGTTGCGCGAGTTCCAGGCCAAGAGAAAAGTTTTTGTGGCTCCTGGGTGGATGCAGTACGATAGTGATGTGAAGAAGAGAGGGCCCGCACCGCATCCAGATCTCTCGAGGCAGTTCCTCAGTTCTGAGGAGTGCAGTTGGATCAGTCAGCCGCTGTGCGCTAACGCCAGCACCGCACTTGTCACTAAGGTGGTTAGGGCAGGTATGCACCCATATGGTGTCAATGTGAAGGTGCTCAAGTGGGCGTTTCCATGTAGCTCTATTGAGCTTGCGAAGCGTGAGACTTATGATGTGGTTCTGGTGTGTCGCATACTGCGCAAGCTTAAGGCCAAGATTCTTCCCAAATTACTTAGGGCCTGCATGGGCTTGGGCAGCCAGATGTTCTCCAGGCTTGGTATGGCCTACGTCAGCTGTGAGGAGGGCAGACGCATGGTTACCTCTGCGCTTTGTTTAGGGCTCTGTTCTAGAGGGATCAGTGGCTGGCAGACGGTCATGAAGCCTGCTCATGCTATATGGCGCACGAGCGGGCGCAGCTGGTCGCCCGTGCTCTGCATCCCCGATGGGCTGAGAGCTGATAGGCTTATGTATGCCAATCTCCTTACTGGACGGTATGATTTTAAGGAGCTGGATGTGTTCTCTGAGATTGAGAGTCGGAAGGAGCTCAACCCACCGAAAATTGTGGCTACGAGCTCTGGTGATGATCCTAACATGTTCCTTTCTGTGCTGAGAACTGCGCTCAATGAGGATTTGGAGCTGGCTGGGAGTGCTATCGCAAAGCGCGGCCGTAGCACGCTGCATGATGTCCTCGCAAGGTATGGTCAGTATGCGGCGGGCGGTAGCTGCAAGCGGTTGCGTGGTGCCCTGCGCGTTGAGTGGCGGGGCACCGAGCATGAGGTCGACAATCCGAACAAAC